CGATATGAGTCAAATTATCGATATTCTACAGTCTTGACGACTTTAACCTCTAGCAACCACTACTGTATTCAGCAATGGTGGTCCAGTTAAGAAGCCAAATTGAAAATCATCAGCCACCGATTCCATCATAATCATATGTGGAACTGCTGGTTGATAATATTGTGAGCTTAGTGTAGTTGAAACTGCAGCAGGCAAAGGAATTTTGCCAAGAAAGAACATAACAGTCAAAGTTCTATTCATTTTAAGAGCAACTAAACAAGCTTTGGAAGAATCTCTCATGTTAAGGAAAGGTGCCTTCGTTATGATTCCAGATGGTGTTGGAATCATCATAAAAGGGGAATAATACGGAATTTCCACTTCTAAATTGGGATTGATGTCACATGAAGCAGCTACACAACCTTCAGACAAATAAGCCATCCATTTCCTACCATTATACGCATTTATTGCATATCTACGTTGATCAACTCCAGGGCCAACAGACACAGGAAAGATAGGTAAAAGTTCAGCTCGAGGAGCATAAAGGATGTTATCATTCTTCACATCATTAGATGTAGCACCAAGTTCTATTGGAATTCCAGGACAAGCAAAAGCTGTAGTATTCGGTTGAGTTCCCATTAAGAATTTCACTCGCACACCCCCACGCTGATAACGATAAATGCATCCAAAATAAGAAAGAAATGTCCAGCATGATATAGCTCTGAAAGCATCATTTGCAACCAAATCAGTCATTGTTCCATCCATTTTTGTATCTGCAAAGGGACTAGCACCTACAGCAAATGTAATATAAGGCAAAACCGATGTAGCTGCTGAATTTGAAGGCACAGCTGAAGCAGTAAGCGGGAATCCTTTGATGTAATAAGCTGCACTGTATCTCTTCAAAACCTGTCTCAAGTTTGTAATCTTCTCCCCAAAATTATATTGAGCAGCAAATCCAGGTCTTCTTTTAGAAACCCACAATGGATTAGGCATCGTTTCAATACGCGAGTTTTGAACAGGAATAGGAACTTGATTCAAAACTTTTTCTTTACTTTCCTTCTTCTTCTCATCTTTTACATTCACTGCTTTCAATCTACCAGATTGTGATGTGCAATGGGTATTCTTAATCTCCTTCTTCACATCCTCAACAGATAATTCACTCATATTCACCAATACGGCATCTTCTTCTGTTGACTCAAAGACACCAGCATTAGCACGTAATGAGGTTATTGTTGGGGTTGGGAATTGGAAATATGTAGGCACATCATCAACTGTTCCAGCTTTCAATCCTTCATACTCAAGTTGAGGCCACGATACCGAATTCAAATAATCAGTTCCAGTTATTGCCGTTAACGTAGGCCAAAAGACTTCTAAATCATCATCAAAAGACATATACACATTGATACTTGCCTTCTCACTTGTAGCTTTAGTAGTTCTTAATGGATTCAACACAATCAACTTAATGTTACCAATAGTTGACTGATCAATACCACAGTAATCTACTGAATCAGGTTGAGCGAAAAATGGAGTTGGTAAAACCGGATATGGTGCGTTATATGGAATAGTAAATTCTGATTCTGATGTACCAGTCAAATCATAGACTTGATTATACATCATATCAGCAAGCTCTGTCAATGGAGTTAAATCAGGAAGTAATGTTTGAGAGGGTACAAAAAGCGCAATCACTCTCCCAGACATAAATTGATTAGCAACTAATTGAATCCTAATTCTAACACTACCACAATAGTACTTGAAAGCACGCATCATCCACCCAGCAGTTGTATCCTGTCCAGGAAATAATGGTAAATCTGCAAGTACATATCCGGACGCTCTATTAGCTTCCCATTCAACTCTATTCAATAAAGACCATGTCTTACCAATATATACAATATCCATTTCATCATCTTTTGTACCAAACAACTCGTTACACGGCTCAATTGCACACTTAGGATCTACTACCAATTTCTCAATAGTATCTGAACCCACACCATATGACAAAGAATTTGCTACCACTGGAGTTACTCGTATATTTGCTCCAATATTATCAGGTTTAGACAACCCAACAGTACGTAACATACGAGAAGCTCCTGAAGCAACATCTGTTGCAGTTTCCACAATCTCTGTCATTGGTGCAACCAATCCATCAATAGTATCTGAAACAACACCCATTTGAGCATACAATGGTACAGACAAAACAGGATCATCCAACCATCCATATATTGAAACAGATACTGGTGTTGTTGTTGTTTGCCCTGATGTTAATTTGTTCAGAACAAAAACTTTAACCTGTCCCAAAAATTGTGCTGCATTTTGTATTGCATCAACAGTTGCTCCTGAATAAGTTGTTAATGGATAATAGAGAAATGGTGATATAAAAGGAATTACAAATTCAACAGTTTGATTTGTAGCCGGATCTATAATTAAACTCGGAAAACAAAGCAAAGATGCCATAGATTTCTCATTCAACTGTTGAATACTACTCATAGAAGCACCAGGAGCCCACACAACCAACAACCTACCAGCATGGAAACGAGTCGCATTGATTACCATTCGAATCTTATAATCTGATCGCACAAATTTGAAATATTTCATTTTACTAGATTTGAATTTAGAAGATTGAATAGCTGTTGGAATATCTACTGTAGCAACCAATGCATCTCGCTCATCTGTCTCAAGCCATTCAAACGTTTTAATCAAACCAGGACGTGATAACATTGACTTCACATCTTGAGAAGTTTTTGCCCCATCACCTTTTTCTGACCAACTTTTCACATATTCATCAAAAGACTGTTGGTGTGGAGTAACATTCACAACTTCAGTCTTAATAGAATTTGCAAAAAGTGTCGTATTCTCTTTCTCAACAACAATTTTATCATTTATTTCTGCCATACGTCACATTGAAACCTGTTGTAACTTGCATACTATAGATTAACCCAGGCTCTCTCTATAGCAGTTTGACTAAAATACAAGTGTACACGTCACGCACACAGGTTAGTATCACCTCTCATACTACACGAGTCTTCATACAGTCTATTAGACTGACAAACATACATACTATTTACACTCTATATCTGACATTCCACACTCGCAGTTGCTCAGCATATGACAATGCCATATGCTTAACTCCCACAATACTCAGGGCAACATCAAATTTATTACGCCAATAATTGTACACTTGCACTCCATGAAAATGCAGTTCATACAAAGCATCATCCACATTCAGACACACTTGTTCCACGGGATCATTACCTGTTCTCACCCAATTCACCATTTCCACGATGTCTCCAACCTCACGAAGTGGTACATGTACGCCATGTTTTTCAGACCATTGCCACCTTCTTTGCAAGAAAGTCACATTTCCTTGATCTTCATAAATCCCCATGACAGCACTCTTCTGTGCTGGAGTCATCTTCATCCCTATCTTAGCCATCTCTTCTGCAAGAGACAACTGATTGAACCAAGAGACTTTTGGATGCACAGTTGCTATATTATCATCTCCATATGAGCACAACGAGACACATCGTTTCATTTGCTCAGGACTCGCCATCAACGGATCCTCTCTTCTCGCCACTTGCGTGAAGCAATAGCGATAGAGTACAGAGACCAATATAGAATTAAGAATCGCTGTCATAGGTTCTCCAGATGGATGTGTTCTGTTCATCTGCCACACATCATTATATATAATATAACGAGGTTCAGCAACACAAGCAAACAATGCCTCCATCTTATATGAGCACTCAAGACCCAAAATTTCATACACCTGCCTCACAACCGAAAACACAGACCACATCATTTGACTTGATATGGTCTTGTCAAAAGATTTGAAGTCAAGTGCCATCCACTTTGAGCCATGAACCCTCAATGAAGACAAAAGCATCTCCCACTCCAGGGAATACACGTCAATTCCAATTGCATGCTCCAACTGCCTCCGATGTTTCATAAATGCGGCAGCAAATCGCAAGAAATACTGCCGAAATCTAATCACATGAGCCACATTTGAAGCTGCAAACACTCGTGTCTTACCAGTTGCAACCTTCTCAAGAGAGCGACGTTCATCTTTCAGAGTACATACAAAATACACCTCAGGAATTCTCCGCTTATCAAGAGCTGAATCAATCTTATTCAATTCAGTTCTTAATAAGCCATTCCCGACTTGTGCATTCGGTAATTCTCCTTCAAACAAATGTCTCTTTCCAGATCCAGGCGACAACTTTGATAATGGAAACCCAGGGGACGAACCCATATTGAGAGCATCAACAAATTCTGTTCCCGGAATTCCATTTATTGCCTCACTCTCCGTCAGTACACTCAGATCTTCATCCTTGATGTGGGTCGCAATCATCTCAGCAACACACCGTGTACATTCAGCAAGCAAAACATTATCCATTGGAGTGTTCTCATCAAAAGCTCCAGTTAATCCCTCAACCATGGGTGATACCCGTTTCCCATTCACCACTAATGGCTTAAGGCGAGCTGGAGCAGTCTTATGTACCATCACCATATCATGAATTGGTGATTCACGAAGCATAGTTTTCACCATACCTGTCATCATCCATGATTGATTCAATACGCCAATATGTTCATATGGAACTTCTCCCATCTGACATCGTGGCGTACATACATCACTCAATGGAATAGTAGTGTCTGGAGCTTCCAACTCACTTGTAATATTGCATAGTTCATATACAACTTCACGAGTGACCAATGCTGAAAAACCCATATCATTTGTGCCTCCGGCAGTACCAGCTACATGTATTCCTACAATGCAGCCATTAATGCCCTCATTTGCAC